TGTTGCTGTTCTTCTCCTGCCGGTATGATTTGACCGGAAGCCATTTCTTTATCTATCTGATTCTGCATAAGAAGTATTTCTTCATCGCTCATACGTAGGATATTTCTCTTGACATATTCTTGTGAAAAATATTGACCAATAAGTGGCTGAATTTGACCCAACATCTGTAGTCTATTTGTGAGAATCTCATTTTCTTTAAGTTCTGTGAAATATGAATCTCTGTTGAAAATCATTTCGATATCAGGACTAATTTCATTCCAATCATCTTCGGTCAAGATTCCCTTCAGAATACACTGTGCTCTGAGTGCATGTAAGAAGATGTGTGAGAATCTGGTTCGGAGTCTTTCAATATACTTGTGGAATTTAACTTCGTCTCTGGTGATCTCTGCGGATCGACCCATGTTAAATCCATTATCTGCCATCATGCGGGTGATAGGAACATTGAGCGCGGTGTATACCTTTTTGAGTAGATATTCCACATCCTCCATCTGACCAAGATTCTGCCCACCGGGAAGAGTGCTAATTTCAGTTCCTCTACCACCTTCTCGACGTGGGAGATAATAGTCTTCGAGCATTGACATGTGGTCTCTACTGTCGTTAACCTGACCAGTTCCTTGATCGTATATCATCTTGGTTCGATATCTCTGCATGACTTCACGGAGATACTGTTCGGCTTTTTGTTTTGGTAAGTTACCCACGTCAATATAGAAAACTCTTCGCTCAGGTGCTCTAGAAACACGATAAACGACCACAGCATCTTCAATCTGCCTGAGCATGTTTACAGGACGAATTGCTTTTTGTAGGTATCCAACAACCCTCTTTGAGTTAGCATCAACTAGTCCCGAATTTGCGTAGGCAATTGAGTCCTTTGTAATGTTGATTCCGGTATTTGATGTGGGGTAAATTGAATCTTTATCTGTGTTCGTATAGACATAATATTCTTCTACACCTTCGACTAGAGAAATTGATTTAGAACCATCATTTTTACTACGTTTAACTTTTCTTATACGCTTAATTTTAGTCGGATCGATAGGTCTAAGTTCAACAATCCCTTTCATAGGATCCTTTTCATCAATGACCATTTGATAGAATAGCTTAGAATCTACGTACCATCTTCTGAAAATTTCATATGCTTTCTTATGAAAATCCATAAGACGGAGAACTTGATCAAATTCATTTTGGATTTTGATCTTGATTGACTCTGATAATTTAACTTTCCCTAGACCAACCTTAACAGGTTTTCTATCTGTACCCATGACAATCGCTTCGTTACAGATATCTTCAATCGCATTATCGACTTCAGGAAAAAGGGCTAGACCTCTGTACTGTGCGATTAGTGCGTTTTCATTTCGCACTGCACCAGTGAAGTCAACGTAAGTTCCTAGAATTCCCCCGGTTTCAAATTGATATGATCCATCGTATTCGTCAGGGGTAATAGCCGATTTAGCTTCCA